CAGGGTCTCAGTGCCGATGCCAGTGGTGTTGATCAGACCCAGAGGCTGGTTGGTGGAGCCAGTGCCGTACATGGCAGCACGGTCAACTTCCAGAGCGATCACACGAGCCAGGTCGTTGCGGATCATGCCCTCAACGTCGATGCTCGACTGGAGCAGCAGACGACGGCTGTAGTCCACAAAAGCGGCCACAGTCTTGGGGGTCATGTTGACCTGATCAATCGCTTGCTGCGATTCGGTCGGAGCAACGTTCTCACCCACCCAGTAAGCAGTGGCGGCGCTGGTCTGACGGGGGATCGAGATGTTGCCCTGCAGGCCAGTCAGCATCGTCACGCCAGCCTGGGCCAGTGCCAGACGGTTGCGGAGCAGATCAATGAAGCTGCCAGCAAGCAGTTCATCAGCCACCAAGTTGCCGCCGGAAGCGGGGATGTCCACCACCAGATCACGACGCAGCACCTCGTTCGGCACCACGATGCCGTTTGAAGAGCGCTCGTACTTGGAAGCGGCAGCCTTGCCAACCTCAATCTCAAACTCAGCAGAGCGACGGGCGCTTGCATCGCCAGGATTGGCCAGGTAGTTCAGAGCCTTGATGAAGCTGAAGCGCTTCACCTCTTTCTTGTCCAGACCCAGATCGTTCTGAGTCATGTCTTGAGAGCGAATAGGTTGTTCCATGGGGGCTTGGCCGAGTTTGTCGAGGACAGAAGCACGCGCTTCATCGAGGGTGCGACCACCATCGATCAATTCGCGGGCCAGATCTTGCAGCTGGTGCTTTTCGCCCAGTGCAGTGATGGCGGCGATACGGCTCCGCTCGGCCTCGACGGCCTTGGACCGGATCACCTCCACATCAGGGGTGTTGTTCTCCATTTGAACCTCAGGTTCGGGTGATGCGGCGGAGGCCGCTTGACTGCGCACTTCCTCCTGAATGGATTCAGTGACTTCAGTTTCGATCTTAGTCTCCTCGGGTTGCATAGTTTGCTCCGGAATGAGTGAACGTCCTACGCCCACCGTCGGATCGGCGGGAATAGAAACAACGCTGATTTCATAAGGAGACCAGCTCGTGGCGACCATTGCGCCGTCGCGCTCTTGCATTTCATCAATTGAATAGCCGAAGCTCACGCCACGCAAAATGCCATCGCGCACGTCATCAAGGATCTCTTGAGCAGCCTTGCTGCGGCTGAAACGCACTTTTGCGTAACCACGCCTCTTCTGACCGTCAACCCAAGCGCGTTCAACCACGCCCAGTACACGATCAGGATCATGGTTAAACAGCAGCGGTGCGCCATCGTTCAACCGCTCAAGGACTGCTGCATCCATTTCATGGCTCAGCACTTCCTTTCCGAAATACCGCTCAACCGGATACTCCGAGCTGAACGGGAATTCCATCACCCGCTCTTCAATAGAACGAAACTGAGTGGCCTCAGTACGTTGATACTTGCCGGTGTAGTCCCGCTTGTCATCCATAGACCTCAATGCCTCAATTTTGGTCAGCGTACTGAAGCGATGACCAACAAGGGTCTCCGTTTCTTGCCATTCATTATCGCTGTCCTGCCTATAGATACGAATCAATGCCGCTGGATCTTCAGCCGTTGCATTGATGCTGAAGCTGCTTTCGGGCACACCCAACACCCCCTCACGCATCACATGCTCGATACGCCCTCGTGCCGTACCACCTGAGCTATTCCACGACACGAAATCACCCTCCTTCAGTGCATCAGGCGCTGCACGCAACTCACGCTCGCCTGTTGCCTCCTCAAATTCAATTGGCTCATAGTCACGGTCACTGAGCCATTTGCGGGCTTCAGCAGCCGTGAACTGGCTCAAACGGAAACGGATCGCCTGCAGTTCAGCGCCTTCCTCTCCTTCCTTGATGCCAAAAATGAAGTCCACACCTTCACCAGCCGCATCGTTACGGCGACGAAAGCTGTCGTACTGCCCAGGATCACGCAATCGAGCAGCATGTTCATTGGGATAGGGGCGTTCTTCGTTCATGATGCGATCCATCTTTGCAACAAGGCTATCTGCCCAGGCTTTACCAGGATCACCACCCCATGCTGCCCATGCCACCCTGCCGGGCGATGGATAACCCTCTTCACCAGGACTGAAGCCTTGACCTTGCTTGTCAACTTCATGACGAGCAAACCATGCACTCATCGTCACGATCGTCTCATCGCTCAATTCTTCACCACTGAGAATCTGCCCAGCACGCCGCGCAGCAACCTCAGTGCCACCCTTACGGCCCTGTTCCTTCCACTCCCGATAACGACGCGCTTCCTCGCGCATCCCTTCAGTTGGCATCGCGCTCATGGCTGTTCCTCAACAACAGGTGGTGGTGGTGGTGCCACCGCACCAAGCAAGTCCTTATCCAAGGTGACGCCCGCCGCATCGGCAACACTTTGCTCACGAGCAAGCTCCGCCACGTTGTCGTCAAAGTCACCGCCACCAGATTGCGCAATGATCTGCGCCTTAGTCATGTAACCAGCTTGCTCAGCTTCACGGTATGCCTTGACCTCCTTGAGCGGATCAACCCAGCTCCATCCACGGGTCAGCCACTTGGGATTGTCGTACCGCTCAGGGCGCAGCTCATAATCCTGAAATGGCAGCTCACCGGCCAAAACCGCAAGGTTCAGCCACTCGCGGTAGATCCGCATGTGAAAATTCTCAATCAAATAGTTCTGCACTACCCGCCAATGCTCACGATCCTCCAGCAACGACAGCCTGCTGCTTGAGTAATTGGTTTCCGAGAAATCCCTGCTCAGGGTCTCATAAGAGCAACCAAAGCCTGATGCGAATCGCCGCACCTTGTTGCGGACAAACATGTCAAACTGCTGATCCGGTGAGTCAATGTTCGGCACAGTCACGTTCTCGCCTGGCGCCAGATATTTGAACGTTCCAGGCTCAAACTCGCTGATCCGTTGGTTGTTCTCGATGTCGTCTGGCGTTAGCTCACCTTCATTATTTGTAATGAATCCCATCAAGCTGGCGCCCGCACGAGCACGAATCACCGCTGCCTCTTCATATCCTTGCAGTTGATGGGCATCGGCCATCACTGCATGGAACCAAGGCACTCCACGGTTCTGTCCAGGCCTTTCTGGAAGGAACAGGTGAATGACATCCTCAGCAGGCAGGAACACATGCTTCTCGTTCCGCTGCTTGCCGTTCTGGAACCAGTAATCACCTGGATGCCGCGTCAGCATCGCGTACCGCACGGGGCGGCCCCATTCATTCACTTCAACGCCATTGCGCCACTCATTACCCGCAGCAAGCGTTCCGCCTTGATATTCCTCATCAAGCATGTCGGACTCAAGAATCTGCAGCGCCAGCGGCACACTTGACCCGCCAAATGAACGCCGCACGATCCGAAACAGTGCTTCACCACTCTCCGGCAAGGCACCAGTGGCGAGCCATTCCAAATCGTGGAAGCTATACCGCCCAGCCACATCGCAATGCTCCTTACGGCACCACGTCTTCCACTTGCCCTCAATCAACTTGTTGATTCGCTCGTCACGACGGTTGCCGCGCAGCAGCATCACCTGCGCCTGCAGTGCTACCCCAGTGCCTACAACGTTGATCTGGGTTGTGCGCTTCGCTTGCTTTGCATATGGATTGTTCCGCACCATCTCGCGGGAACGATCCCGTAACTTCCGCAGACTGGTGCGAATCTCCGCGTCCGCGCTGGTTTGCGTTGCCAACCAGTCAGCAGTCAGTCGGCTGATAATTGCGCCTTGATACGTCCGCTTTAGCTTGCGTGGCGCCGCCTGTGCCAATGGCGCAGCCTTGGACTTGCCAAAACCAAGAGCATGACTGATGCGGTCGCGGAAGCCCATGATCAAGCGTTGAATCGAACGAACATATTCCGTGGATTGCCTAAACCATTGGCAATCATCTCAGCTTGCTTTTCACGAGCCACATCAGCCTTCAACTTACCTTCAAGCTGCAACAGCTCGGCCAGGTCATATCGCTTGATGCTGCGATTACCAATCCGATACTCCTTGGTGCTACCACCAGCAAGCAGCGTCCTGATCGCACTCTGTACGGCCTCTAGATCCTTCTCAGCCTGGCTGCGACCGTCATAAGCGGTAGCCGTACCCGTATAAGCA